GGTTGTTCGTGCGCCCCATTTATTTTTTAGCGTGGAGATTTGCAGTTACTTAACTACTTAACTATTATGGTTAACAAGTGCTTAACTATTAACTAATGCTTATAACCTATGTAGATTTAGCAAAAATTAAAAATGTGAGCAAAAGTGCAGTTTCACAAAGAAAAGCAAAAGGTATATTTAAACAGGCATTAGTGAAAACAGAAGATGGAAAAGATTTTTTAGATAAAGATTTAGCATTAAAAGCATGGGATGGTGTTTTTGTAGCAGTTAATGAAGTTAAGGACACAAAGCAAGAACTAAAACAGAAAATAGATAGTCTACCTGCTGATTCAATACCTGATTTTGCAGAAAGTAAGGCAAAAAGGGAGTTTTATTTAGCAGAACTCGCAAAATTAGACGTAGAGGAGAAGAAAAAGCAGTTAGTTAGTGTCGAAGATATAAAGAAAAGTAGTTTTGCTACTGGTCGTGCTATAAGAGAATCACTTACAAACCTTGCTGATAGGCTTAGTCATCAGTTAGCAGGTGAAGATGATGCAAGTGTCATATATGAAATAATAAGTAGTGAGCATAGAGAAGCGTTACAAAATCTTGCTCAACTATGAACGCATGGGAACTTGGCTTTTTAGAAGGTATTAAGCCACAAGAGGTATTAACAGTGAGTGCATGGTCAAATAAGTATCGTGTATTGTCTAGTAAATCTGCAAGTGAGCCTGGTAAATATAGGGTAGAACGTACTCCATATTTAAAAACACCTATGGACTGTCTTAGTACACAAAGTCCGATACAACGTGTGGTTTTAATGTTTGCTGCTCAGACAGGGAAAACAGAACTACAGAACTGCTTTGCTGGCTATGTGATAGACCATGCCCCTGCACCTATGTTGCTTGTACAACCTACTGTTGATATGAGCAAAAGACTTAGCAAACAAAGAATAGAGCCAATGATAAATGACACACCTTGTTTAAATAAAAAAATTGCACCAGCTAGAAGTAGAGATAGTGGAAATACGTTATTTAGTAAAGAGTTTCCTGGTGGGATGATGATAATAACAGGTGCTAACTCAGCAACAGGACTAAGATCAACACCATGTCGATATATAAGCCTAGATGAGGTGGATGCGTTTCCATCTGACGTATCAGGTGAAGGTGATCCTGTAGCACTTGCGGAAAAAAGGGCAACAACATTTAGTACACGCAAAAAGATACTACTTACATCTACACCTACTATTAAAGATTTTTCAAGAATAGAAAATGAATATCTAACATCAGACCAGCGTTTGTACTTTGTGCCAGCACCTTGTTGTGGAAAATATCAGGATTTGAGATGGAAACAACTACAGAAAGATGATGAAAAGAACCCTAAATATAAATGTATTTATTGTGGTGAATTGTTTGACGAAACACATAAAACAAAAATGCTAAGAATGGGTGAATGGCGTGCAATGAAAGAAGGTGATGGCATAACAGCAGGTTTTAGGCTTAACGGTCTCTATTCACCATTGGGATGGCTGTCTTGGAGTGAAATGCTCATGGAGTATAACAAGGCAAAAGGAGATGCACCATTAATTAAGACATTTGTAAACACACGTTTAGCAGAAACATTTGAAACAGATTATGTAAGTGCTATGAGTGCTGAAGGCTTGTTAAAAAGGTGTGAAAGTTATGAACAGGCAACGTGTCCAGAAGGTGTATTGTTTCTTACTCAAGGTGTTGACTGTCAGGTAGATAGATTAGAGGTTAGTACATGGGGATGGGGCAAAGGAGAAGAGGCGTTTTTGATAGATCATGTGCAGTTATGGGGTGATCCACATCAAGCAGATGTTTGGAAACAGTTGCAGATAGTTATAAATCAACAATATGAGCATGAAAATGGTACTAGCCTTGTACCTGTAATAAGTGCAATAGACTCAGGTGGTTTGCATACATCAGAGGTCTACCAGTTTGCTAGAGAAAAAGTAGCGCAGGGTGTAATTGCAATTAAAGGTCAATCACAGCCTAATAAACCTGCTATAGGTAGACCTACAAGAGTAGATATTAATTTCAGAAAAGCTAATAAAGCTATAAAAAAAGGTGGTCTCGTATATCCGTTAGGAGTTGACACAATAAAAAATACACTGATGGGCAGATTAAAAAATAATAAGATTGGCAGTAATGGTTATATACATTTCCATGCAAGTACAAATGAAGAATACTTTAAACAAATAACAGCAGAAAGACAGATACTAAAAACAACAAAAACAGGCTTTCAAGTTCCTGTTTGGGTTAAAAAAGCAACAACTCGTAATGAGTGTTTGGACACTTGGGTATACAGTTACGCTGCTATGTGTTTTTATATAAGTAGATTTAATAGAAATACGGTGTGGGAGCAATTAGAAAAACAATTTAATGAACCTAGTAATGTAGATAAGCCTAAAAGAGCTACAATAAGAACAAAATCTAAAAAAGATTTCGTAAACTTCTGGTAAAACTATGTGGAAATCTGACCTGCCAAGTATAATAACTGCTGGAACTACTATTGAATGGGTAGACGAGGCTACAAGTGCTGGAATAAATGAAACTATAAGTAGTCCAGATTGGACATTAGAATATTATTTAAGAACAAATACAGCAAGTGAAGGTCATACAGTACAAGGTACACAATATGCAAACAGTACAGGATGGCAGTTTATAATAAGTGCTACAGATAGTGCAGGTTTTGATGCTGGTAACTGGTTTTGGGCTGCAAGAGCATTTAAAAGCGGAAAAGTTTTTGAAATAGGTACAGGTGAGCTAGAAGTTAAGCAATCTTTACAATATTCTGGTACACCTGCTGCAATAGATAACAGAACACAAAATGAAATTGACTTAGATGCTGTAACTGCTGCGATTCGCGCTATAATATCTGATAAGGCAAAAGAATATTCAATAGGTAATAGAACATTTAAACGTATTGACTTACCAGAACTTAGAGCAAGAGAAGCGGAACTAAAAAGTAGAGTTTTTAGCGAAAAAAGGTATAGTTTAAAGAGTCAGGGTTTAGGAGACCCTAAAAACCTCTATATACGCTTTTAGGAGACTTAAATGGGCTTAAAAAACGCTTGGAAAGGCTTATTTACATCTAATAACGACCTAAATAGCCGTAGAAATAGGTTAAAAAGAATGTATGCAGGTGCAAGAGTTGATAGAACTAATCTTGGATGGGTTACACCATTATCTTCACCCGATCAAAGTTATAAAAACTCTATTGAAACTCTTAGAAAAAGAGTACATGACTTAGTACGTAATAATAATTATGCTGCACAGGCTGTTAGATACGCAACTAATCAAATTGTAGGACAAGGTGTAACAATGCAAGCGCAGATAAAAAGTCAAAGAGGCGGTACACCTAATACAAGACTAAATGAGTCTATAGAAAGTGAATGGAGTAAATGGGGTAGAAAAGATAGCTGTGATATACGTGGTGTTCTATGTTTTTCTGAACTTGAAAGGCTTGCAGTAAGGTCAATGATAGAAAGCGGTGAATGTTTTATCGTTATACATAGAAAAGCATACGGTAGAAGCAAAATACCTTTTTCTTTAGAGATATTAGAGGCAGAACAACTAGACGCAGACTATAAAGGAGTAAAAAAAGATCCTAAAAACGTATGGCGATTAGGTATTGAGCTTAGTCCAGAAGGCAGGGCAGTGAGTTATGCGTTTTTAAAGAAACATCCTGGCGATACTACATTTGAAACACCTGTAAGAGATAGAAGGCATATTATTGTACCTGCAAAAGATGTCATACATTTATTTATGCCACTAAGACCAGGTCAGCATAGGGGCGTACCTTTTCTTGCAAGTGCAATAAATCATTTACATCAGTTAGATGGATATATAGAAGCAACTGTTGTAGGTCAACGTGCTAGTTCTGCATTAATGGGATTTATAACAAGTCCAGAAGGTGAACTAGACGCAGGTGGTGAAGTCTTTGACTATGAACGTGTTACAGCGTTTGAGCCTGGTAGTTTTAAATATCTAGCACCTGGCGAAAGTATATCTGTACCTGATCTTGATAAAGCTAGTGGAGAGTTTGAACCTTTTGTAAGGTCAATGCTGCGTAGTATGGCAAGCGGTCTAGGTTGCAGTTTTGAAGCTATTAGTTCTGATTACAGTCAATCTAACTACAGCAGTAGCAGGTTAGCAATGATGCAAGACCGAGATCATTGGAGAACAATACAAAAGATGTTAAAAGAGTCTTTTTACCAGCCTATATATGAATATTGGTTAGAGATGGCTGTATTAAGCGGTACTTTATCATTGCCAACATATTCAACAACACCTGAAGTATATGAAAAAGTACGCTGGGTTTGTAGGGGATATTCGTATGTAGATCCACAGCGCGAGGTCGCTGCTATGAAAGATGCAGTTCGTTGTGGCTTTAAGACATTAACAGATGTTGTATCTGAAAATGGTGGAGACATTGAAGAGTTACTAATAGCAAGACAGACAGAACTAGCAAAACTTGATGAAATGAATATTGTGACCGACTCAGATCCGAGTGCAACTAATAAGTCGGGTGGCAGTCAATTTAAGCCTATGAATACTATTGATCCTTTTGGTGATACAGACCCACCAACTGGAGATGATGCACAAAATGTAGCAGAGGGTTCAGATGGCAGTTATTAATGGCACAGAAATAGACCTTATGCCTACAAAAGGTATGAGGGAAGCAGCGCAAAAATATCGCGATTTTAAAAAAGAAGGTAAAAAAGGTGGTACAGAAGTAGCAGCAAGAAGAGCTACACAAATTCTTAGTGGTAACGAACTAAGTCCAGATGTTGTGATAGAAATGGCTGCGTGGTTTGCAAGACATGAGGTAGATAAAAAAGCAGAAGGATTTAAATACGGTGAAAAAGGTTATCCTAGCCCTGGTAAGGTGGCAAATTTAGCATGGGGCGGATCTAGCGGGGAAAGTTTTTCTAAGGCAAAATCAGCTAGAATAAAAGAATTAAGAAACTTTGATGCTATGCCTAAAACAAAACCTGTACAAAAACGTGCAGAAGCAGATGAATTATCTGTAGGTGATTACGTAAGATGGAACTCAAGCGGTGGTACTGCAAGAGGTCAAATAGATCGTATTGAACGTGATGGCACAATAAATGTACCTGATAGCAGCTTTGAAGTTAACGGCACAGAAGATAACCCTGCTGCATTAATAACTGTTTTTAGAGAGAATGATGGTGAATATGAGGCAACAGATGTACAAGTAGGCCATAGATTCAGCGCACTTACTAAGATAGATTCATTAAGAAGTGTTACAACTGTCTTAAAACGTAGTGGTGAAACATCATTTTCTGCAAAAGAAGAAAATACATATGAATTTAGCTTTTCTAGTACATATCCTGTAGAAAGAACATTTGGTACTGAAATACTAAGCCATGAAGATGGTGCAATAGATTTCAGCAGGTTAAATGGTGGTGTTGCACCTGTGTTATGGAATCACAACATGGATTCTGTTATAGGTATTGTACGTAACGCATATCTTGATAAAGAAAAGAAAAAAGGGCGTGCAGTTGTTGAATTAAGTAGAAATGCAAAAGCACAAGAAGTAAAAAGAGACATAGATGACGGTATTTTAAGTGCAATTAGCGTAGGCTATCGCATTTTAGAGATGGAAGAACGAGAAATAAACGGATCTAACGCATTTC